AGAAAATATTGGAGAAGTAAAAGAAAATATTGGAGAAGTAAAAGAAAATATTGGAGAAGTGCAAGAAGAAATAGAAGAACACAACCCACCCATAAAATTAAGTGAATTGAAAAGAGAAGAGCTCATTCAATTAGCTAAAGAGAATGGAGTATCTTATAGAGGTACAAAAGAAGATATTATTAAAAGGCTATTAGATAAGCAAGATGAGTTAGAATAGCTTTAAATCTTTCATATGTTTAATGTGATAGGTTTTTTTATTTAACATGATTATTTATATCAAATAGGTATTAAGTCGTTTATATGCTAAATATGAGCGACTTTTTATATGTGCGAAATCACGTAAAACTACCTCATAAAAGAGGTAAAAATATTTCATTCGTGGCGAGAGCACGTAAAAAGCGTAAATGAAAAAGGAGAATTTAAAAATGTTAGAAGAATTATTAAAAAAATATTTAGCAGATGATGAAAAAGTAACTCAATTTTTAAAAGATATGAAAGCTAGCAAAATTTACTTATCAAGTGAAGAAAATGTCGACAAACGTTATAAAAAATTACAGAGTGAGTTCACTGCTAAAGAAGCAGAACATCAACAAGCATTAGATTTAATCGAACAGTTGAAATCAGATAATGCAGGAAATGAAGCATTACAAGGAAAAATCACTGAATATGAATCTACTATTGCTAATTTACAAGCACAAAATAAGCAGTTAGCTAAAGAAAATGCTTTAAAGGTAGCTTTACTAAGTAATAAGGCAAAAGCAGAAGACATTGATTATCTAATGTTTAAACTTTCTAAAGATGAAGACGCTGTTAAGCTTGACGACAATGGTGAAATCACAAATATCCAAGAATTAATTGATGGTATGAAAACAACTTACCCATCTCATTTTGAAAGTGGAGCAAAGAAGAAAGTAGATGTTAATAAGCTTCCTGCTGATGATGGCAAAGGGAAGACAATGACAAAAGAAGAGTTCTTGAAAAAGCCTTATGCAGAACGTGCACAATTTGCACAAGATAATCCAGAAGCTTTTCAAGTACTTAATAACGAGTAAAGGAGAGAATAATTTATGGCAAATGAAACAATGATGGCAAATATGATTAACCCACAAGTTATGGGTCAGATGATTAATGCTAAAATCGAAGCATTATTAAAAATTACACCTTATGCAAAAGTAGATACTACTTTAGTTGGAGTACCTGGTGACACTAAGACTATTCCATGCTGGAAGTATATTGGTGACGCAGAAGATGTAGCAGAAGGTCAAGAAGTCGGTTTAACTCAAATGACAGCTTCTTCAACTTCTTTTACAATTAAAAAAGCAATGAAAGCAGTTGGAATTACAGAAGAAGCTCGTTTATCTGGATTAGGAAATCCAATTGGACAAGCAGAAAGTCAATTAGCTAAATCTATTGCTGGTAAAGTAGATAGTGATTTATTAACAGAAGTGTTAAAATCAACTAATATTGTTGATAATTCATCAAGTGCTATCAGCTATAATGGAATTGTTGATGCTGTTGCTAAATTTGAAGATGAAGAAGATGGAATTGAAAAGGTTATGTTCATTAACCCAGCACAAGAAGCGACATTATTAAAAGATGAAATGTTCTTATCAGCAGATAAATTTGAAGCTGGTGTCGCTGTTAAAGGTTCTATTGGTAAGATTGCTGGGTGCTGGATTAAGAAATCTAATAAAATCAAAGCTAATGATGGTAAATTTACAAATCCTATCATTAAGTTAGAACCAGATTCAGCAGAAACTGAATTTACAGAAGATGAATTACCAGCATTAACAATTTTCTTAAAGAAAGATACACAAACAACAAGTGAATTTAAACAACGTGCACAAATTACAGAAATTGTATCTTCTAAATACTATGGTGTTGCATTAACAAATGAAGCTAAAGTGGTATTAGCTAAATTTGCAGGTACACCAGCAGTTTAATAAAAAGGTTGTGAGTTATTCACAATCTTTTTTCCTTTTATAGAAAGGAGATAAAAAATGTTAATTTCAGTTAATGATTTAAAAAAAATATATAGTGATTATGACTTTTCCAATGTTGATGATAAAAGATTGGAAAGAAGATTACAGAGCATTGAGCATGCAATTATAGAATACACTCATAACCACTTCTATAATCTTAAGTGTAAAACTAAATGCTTCTATGGAGTGAATTATCTTCAAGGGGACTTTAGAAAATTTAATATTGGAGATACCATTGAAATATATGATTCAAAAGAAAATGATGGATTGTATGTTATCGTTGAAAAGCCTAATGATTTAGAAATTTCATTAGATAAAGATGTGTATCAAGAAGATGGTGTAATGAAGATTATAAAGATTGAATATCCTTATGATGTCATTGATGGGTGTGTTGAATTGCTTGATTATGAATTTAATCAAAAAGATAAGTCAAAGAATGGTATTGCGAGTGAAACCATATCTAGACATAGCGTATCTTATGTTCAACGCAATGATTCTAATTCATTGTTAGGTTATCCAAAAGAATTATTAGGATTCTTAAAACCTTATGTAAGGTGGAGAACATGAAAAAAATAGGTGGTAACATTGAAGCATTAATTCAAAGAAAGACTTCAACCAAAAATGAATATGGTGAGGGTATATTGACATGGACAGATGTTGATACATTAAAAGGCTTTCTTGATCTAAGCACAGGTGGAGCAACCTACACCACTTATAACTCAAAAATAGTTGAATCAACTCATGTGTTTGTGTGTGATTACAAAGAATTGAGTGTGAATGAAGAAGAAATCAGAATGATTATAAACAATAAAGTTTATGACATTACTTATATTGATAATCCTATGGAATTAAACTATCATTTAGAGTTCTATTTGAAATATATAGGTGGTGTTCAGAATGTCTAATGTTAAATTTAAAGACAATAGAATGAACATTTATAATGCTTTTGATAGTGCAGTTGATACATTTCTAACAGAAGCAAGTGGTGAGCTTGTATCAAAAGTTGCTAGAAACACACGTGTTGATACTGGTCAATTAAAATCTAGCTGGTCAAGTGTCATTGAAGATATTCACAGTGGAAAACAAGCAACAATAGGAAGTCCTTTAGAAAATGCAATTTGGGAAGAATTTGGGACTGGAATCTATGCAGATGGTGGAAAAGGTAGACAAGATGGGTGGATTTATGAAGACAGATATGGGTTGATACACTTTACAAGAGGAAAGCACAAAAACCCTAAAGGATTATTATATTCATTCAAATCTATTAAAAGCAAATTAGAAAATAGAGCAAATGAAATCTTTAAAGGAGCATTAAAATGACATGGTTAGGATATATTGATGAACAGCTTTCTTCTATTATCAATTATGAATTAGGATTATGGACAAATGAACAGTTAGTTTTTCCATATTGGGTTGGAGAATATCAAGAAGTAGATTATTCACATGAATTACACTATCATGAATATTATTTTACCTTAACAGGAACAACTAAAGGATCAATTGCTCAATTGGAGCAAGATAAAGAAAAGATATTAAATATTTTTTCAAGTCATACATCACTAATAGAAGATGGTCATAGCATTGCAGTATTTTATGATACTGCTTTTTTATTGCCTTGTGAAGATGAAACAATAAGGCGATTACAGATAAATTTAACTATAAAGGAATGGAGAGATTAATATATGGCAGATACACCTATTGAAATTGGAAAAACACATTCTGTTACATCAGAAACACCTACTAATATATTATTAGGTGCTGGTATTGTTGTTCATGGATTGACTTTTTCAACAAATAAATGGACATATTCTGGAATCTTTGGTGCAACAAATGGTGGTTCAAAAGTAGAAATTAAACCACAGTATCAGGATTTAGAAGTTGATGGTATTCTTGTTAAAACAAAGGGATTAACTGTTAAAATTGGAGAAACTGCTTCATTGACAACTAATTTAGCAGAAGTAACAAAAGAAAACTTAGCTATGGTATTAGGTGGACAAATTGCAGAAAGTTCAAGTGCAACAGGTTGGGACGAAGTAGTTTCAAAACCACGTTTAGAAATTGATGATTATATCACTGATTTAGGATTTATTGGTTATACAGTTGATGGAGAACCAATTATCATTAAATTTGATTATGCATTATGTTCAAGTGGATTAAGCTTTGAAGCTAAAAACAAAGAACAAGCAACAATTGAAGCACAATTCGATTGCTATGCTGATTTATCATCAGATGATTTAACAGTATTACCATATCATATCTATAGAAAGACACCAGCAGGTGCTTAATTAATAGAAAAGGAGCGATTTTATGGAAGAAAAACAATATGAATTTAGAAATCTTGAATCAAGAGATATTTTCTCAATGATTAATTTAATTAATGCATTTGGGATTGAAAACTTTAAAACTTGTTTAAGCTTTGATGTAAAATCTTTAGTTAATGAAAATGGAGATTTAAACACAGAGCAGTTAAAATCTATTGCTGGATTAAACATTATCTTTGATGTTGTTTCTGTTATTTGCAAGAATTTAGGAAATTGTGAAAATGAAATTTATAAATTTTTAGAAAGCGTATCAAATTTAAAGGCAAAAGATATTAAAACATTACCAGCAGATGTATTTTTAAACATGTTGGTTGACTTCTTCAAGAAAGATGAATTTGTGGGTTTTTTCAAGGCTGTCTTAAAATTGCTCAACTTGGGATAAATCAATTTATGGACTTGATATTCAAAAGATATTCAAGTCCTTTTTTGCTATTAGATACGCTTATTGTAAATAATCAATTCAACGGTTTTATCAATGATTTTATAGACATGTACAATGAAGACAAGATCTATGAGTTGTGGTTACACAGAGGATATGGGAAAAGTTATAAAGACTTTAGAAGTAAAATTAATTTAGAACCTAAAGAAGTCAACACAACTCCAGTAGATGTTGATAAAATTTTAAAAGATTCAATGAGTGTATTAGAAGATATTCAACCTGGTTAAGGGGGTGAATTATGGAACTCTTTAAACTATTAGGTACTATTGCAATAAATGGTACTGAACAAGCAAAAAAAGATATAGGTGATGTAAATGACAGTGCAAAAGAAAGTTCAAGCACTTTAAGTAATACATTAACAAAGGTAGGAAATGCAACACTTGCCTTAGCTAAGACTGTTGCTGTTGGTGTGACTGCTACTGCAACAGCTATAGGAGCAATTACAGGAAAAGCAGTAAACGCATATGGAGAATATGAACAATTAGTCGGTGGTGTTGAGACACTTTATAAAGAAAGTTCAGATATAGTCTTACAATATGCACAAAATGCTTATAAGACTGCTGGTCTTTCTGCTAATAAATACATGGAATTGACTACTTCATTTACTGCAAGCCTTTTACAGGGTTTAAATGGAGATACTGCTAAAACTGCTAAAGTGGCAGACATGGCAATAACGGACATGTCAGATAACGTAAATAAGATGGGTACAAGCATGGAAATGGTGCAAAATGCCTATCAAGGTTTCTCAAAAAATAATTACACAATGCTGGATAACCTTAAATTAGGCTTTGGAGGAACAAAATCAGAGATGGAGCGTTTGCTTTCAGAAGCAGAAAAGCTAACTGGAATAAAGTATGACATCAATAACCTAGCAGATGTTTATAATGCTATCCACGTAATTCAACAAGAATTAGGAATTACAGGAACAACAGCATTAGAAGCAAACACAACAATTCAAGGATCAATGAGCAGTGTTAAAGCTTCATGGGATAACATTATGGTAGCACTTGCTGATGATAATCAAAATTTAGGTGATATGATACAAATATTCACTAGTAACTTGGTTACAATGTTTGAAAACATGCTACCTAAAATTGAAACAGTGTTTAGCAAAATTCCATCATTTATCACTAACATTGCACCAATATTAGGTGAAATGGTAATTAAACTATTACCAACATTATTAACAAGTGCAACAACATTAATAGTCAATTTAATAGCTTTGATTCCAGGTATATTCCAAAAGATATGGGGCATTTTACCTCAATTAGTGACGATAGTTGAGAATGTATTTGTTAATTTGATTGAACAGATTGCAAGCAAATTTGGAATAACTGCTTTTAATGATTGGAAAAGTATTGTTGATGGTGTAATAACTCTTATAGAGGGTCTTTCTGTTGCTCTTGTAAGCTTTAAAGTTGGTTCTGGTATTAACAGTGCTATTCAGTCATTTAATGCTATGAAAGATGGATTATTAGCATGGCAAATGGCAACACGTGGAACAGCAGTTTCAACAGGTTTATTAAATGGTGAATTAACTATTGGTCAAGGTTTATGGGCACTATTAACAGGTCAAATGACATTGAGTGAGTTAGCAACATATGCACAGGCAAAAGCATATACATTATTGAATACAGTAATGAACGCTAATCCTATTGCATTAGTAGTTACAGCTATTGTCGCATTGATCGGTATTTTTGCTATTGCCTACACTAAAAGTGAAACATTCAGAAATTTCATTAATAAACTATGGGAAACTATCAAAGAAGTATTTGGTAATATTCCAGAGGTAGTCAGTGGAGCATGGGAAACAGTAAAAGATTTTACTATTAACACATGGAATAGCATTGTTGAAACATTGACTAGCATATGGAATAACATAACAAATGCTTGTAATACTGCATGGGAAACAATAAAAAATGTTGTTCAAGTTGCTGTTTTATTCATACAAAGTATTCTTAATTTAGCAAAAGATATATTCCTCATTCCATGGCGATTTATTTGGGAAAATTTCGGATCATATTTGACAAATGCATGGAACAAAATGAAAAATACTGTTAATAATGCATTAACAAATATCAAGAACGTTATTTCAAATGTAATGAACACCATTAAAGCAACATTTACATCAATTTGGAACTCAATTAGCAGTTATATATCAAATATTTGGAATACAATTAAAACAAATATTGCAAATTATGTTAATTCAGTAAAAATAACAATCACAAATGTATTCAACAATGTTAAATCAACTGTTACATCAATTTTTAATTCAATCAAAGCAACTGCAAGTAGTATATGGAACTCTATTAAAAATACAATTGTAACACCTGTTAATAATGCTAAAAATACAGTATCAAGCGTATTTAACAGCTTAAGAACGAGTGTATCAAGTGTATTTAATAGTATTTATTCAACTGCTTCAAGTATATGGAACTCTATTAAAAATGCTATCACGACACCTATTAATAGTGCATTAAGTACAGTTAAAAGTGTCATTAATTCTATCAAGAGTGCATTTAATTTTTCATGGTCATTGCCTAAATTAAAATTACCTCATTTAAGTATTACAGGTGGATTTAGTTTAGTTCCACCTAATGTTCCTAAATTCAGCATTGAGTGGTATAAAAAAGCAATGGATAATCCAATGATTTTAGATACACCAACGATATTTGGAATGAAAGATGGTCAATTTTTAGGTGGTGGAGAAGCAGGAGAAGAAGTTGTAAGTGGAAAGCAAACACTTATGAACATGATTAAAGAAGCTGTTGGAAATAATGAAAGCAGTGAAATACTTGCTACACTTAAAACAATCTTGAAAGTATTAACTGATGAAGATAAGATTCATGAAATTTTAGTAAAAGCTTTAACAGATGGCTCATTTGCTATTGTATTAGATAATAGAGAAGTAGGAAGGATAGTGAGAAAGTATGCTTGATAAGATTATACATGTCAATTCAAACGGTGAAACACTAGACTTCTTTTCTTTAGGAATATATGTAAATTATAATGATTTACGTGATTATGAATGGCAAGTGAAGAGTAATAACGATAAAATAACAGGGTTTTATAAAGGGATTGTTAATAAGACAATTCCTTTTGTATTTTATGTTAATGAAAATAAAGCTAATGAAATTAAAAATAAATTTTATGAACACTTTGAAATTGATGTTTTAAGACAGTCTAAAGGCTATTTTGAGATAAATGGATATAAATACTACTGTTATGTTATAAAGTCCGTTAAAAGCGATTATTTGATTGATAAAAAGCTATTGTATATCCAGGTAGAAACAACAACAGATGATTCTTATTGGATTAAAGAAACTACCAAAACAATTAATTTTAGTGAATTAGATGGTTCAACAGATTCATTAAAATATGCATTTACTTATTCTTTTGTTTATCGTGGTCTTAACTCTGTAAACATAATGAATGATAACTTCATTGAAACAGATGGAATTATAAGAATTTATGGAAATGCAATCAATCCACTTGTTAAGATTGGCGAAAATATATATCAAGTCAATGATACATTAGATGATAATGAATATTTAGAGATAGATACAAAAGAAAAGACTATATATAAATATTCTTCATATGGAGATAAAACAAACATATTCCATTTAAGAAACAAAGAATATGATGTGTTCAAGCCTATTCCAAGTGGTCAAGTAAATGTGAGTGCTAATGCTGGTTTTAAGGTTGATATTGTAATGATTGAACGAAGAGGTGAACCTAAATGGATTTAAATTTTATTTATACTGATAAAAATTATAAGGAATTAGGTTTTCTCAAAAATATGTCTTGTGATTTGGTTATAGGTAAATATGGTGTTTCAGATAATGATTTTGAATTGACACTTTCAATAGCAGATAGAGAACCTGCATTTGATGATGGTTCTCTTTTCTATTGTGAAGACACTGAATATGGTGGAATTATCAACCATAAGAAAGTCAATACAAATGATAATACAATTACATTTATAGGCAAGACATTTAGAGGATTGCTTGAGAAAGAATATATTCAACCACCAACAGATGAAGCATATTTAAAGCTCAATGATGAAGCTAACACATGCATTAATACACTTATAGGAAATAAATTTGGTGGATTGTTTGTAGTTGATGATATAGGAAAAAGTGGAATCAATATTAAATATGACATAAGAGATTTAAATCTTTTACAGGCTTTAGAAAAGGCTCTAGCAACGCAAAATTGCAAACTTGATATAAAACATCAAGATGATGGAAAAGTCCATTTAAAAGCTGTAAAAATCAATGATTTAAGTGATACATTGCAATACGATAATAATTATCAAGTTGGGATGATAGTTCAAACAAAAGATAAACCTTATAATCATATTCTTGCATTGGGAAAAGGTGAGCTATTAGAAAGATTAAGAGTGAATCTATATCTTCAAGCAGATGGATCATGGGGGACTGATGAATATTATATTGGACTAAATAGGAAAACATATAAACATGAAGATGTAAATGTTGATGATGAAGAAGAACTCAAATCAAATGCAATAGAAAAGATTAATGAATTAAATGGAAGTGATACATTAGATATTTCTTTTACAAGTGATAATGCAGAATTATTTGATATTGTTGGAGCAAAAGAAAATATCACAAATATTTCTTTTAAACAGCCAATAACAGAAAAGATTTTAAAAGTAAGTTATAACAATTTATCAATATCTTATAAGGTGGGTGAAACAAATTGATAGAAAACATTAACTTAAATGGTGCGACAGTCAGTGCAGAACTTCATGGATTTATGTATAACAATGTATGGGGTTATACAGGAGTATTTAAATATGGAAGTGCAATGGAAGCTGAAATCGTATCAAACAATGAAATTAAAATTAAAGATGGTTTACTTTGCAATTATGGAAGATTCATGAGAATTAGTGGATATGAAAGTATTGCAATTGAAAATGGAACAAGTGGAGTTGCAAGAACAGATTTAATCGTTGCACATTTTGAAAGTGATGGAATTAATGAAACTCATGATATTAGAGTTATCAGAGGTACAAGTGGTGGAGAAGTCCCAAGTTATACTACTGGAGATATTTATAGTGGTGATACAATTAATGAATTACCTTTATATGCAATTCATTTAAATGGTTTAACAGTTGAAAGTGTTGAAAAACTATTTGGTGATTTATTGTCTTTTGACGAATTAAGAAATAACGTTAGCAATCAAAACTTATTGATTAATAGTGATTTTAGAAATCCTGTAAATCAAAGAGGTAAAACTGAATATATATTAAGTAATACATGGACTTATACAATTGATAGATGGTGTGGATTTTACAATAAAATTAGTGTAGAAGATGGATATTTAAAAATTGCACAAAATACTTCTACTGATAATACATACTTCAAACAAATATTTGAAAACGCCTTACCAATGGGTAATTATAGTATAACAGTAAACGTTTTAGCATTAAGTGGAACTATCACATTAACAGTTGCAGGAGTATCACATACATTAGCAGTTGGAAAAAATACTTTCACTTTTGAAAATTGTTCGCCAGCACAATTACAACTAACTATAAATGGTTCGGGTGCATATGTAGACATTGAATACATCAAACTTGAACAAGGTTCATTTGCTACACCTTATATACCTCGACCATTTGCAGAGGAATTGGCACTATGTCAAAGATATCTTTTCCCTATAGAAGAATGGGCATGTTCTTATACAGAACGTGGCGATAACAATTACTATAATGTATTTATTCCAGGTATTATTATGAGAACAAATCCAACTCCTACTGAAACCCCTACTGTTCAAATTGCTGGTATTACAGGTAGTTCAGTAATTGCAATGCAATCAATATCTACTTTTCTATCTTGTTATCAAAGAAGAGGTGGTATCGAGATAATGTTTGGTATTGGCACAACTTATGGAATTAATTTTGGAGTTGCAGTTTTTTCAAAATCGTTTTTGCTAGATGCCGAAATTTATTAAAAAAGGAGAATAAACAAATGAAAAAAGGTAAATTAAAAGCCTCATATGAAAGTATGTATGGTTATCATGTTGATGATTATTATGAAATTCATGTATGTGATTTCGAAGGACAAACTTATTATATTGAAAAAAAGTATAAAGATGTTACTGATAATACAACAACTAGAGAATATTCTAATTATGTATGTACTATTTACACTAATTCAGATTATTTAGATGTATTAGCAACTCATTTTGGAGAAAGTGGAAGCACTGCTACTATTGAATGGGTTGAAGAATTAGCAGAAGTTACATATGAAAAACCTTACTACACAAAAGAAGAAGTTGATGAATTAGTACCAGATGATAGTGGTTGGCAGAATGTAACATTAGATAGCAATTTCGCTAGATATAATGATACATATGCACCTTTGCAAGTTAGAAGAATTGGAAATATTGTTCATTTAAGAGGTAGCGTTAAGTCTTTAGAAGCATTCACACCAACAGGAGATAAAACAACACGAGTTGGTCTAATGCCTAGTGGTTTTGCACCTACAAATCCAGAAATCTTCATTTGTCAAGGTTCATATAGTAAAAGATTTATGCTATATGTCGATCCGAATAGAGGTTTATATATTTCTCGTTATAGTGACGATGATACACAAAACCAAGAATTCTTAGCAAATGCATGGATTAACTTATATGCAACATGGTTCAAAGGATAGGAGGTAAATATATGGATGAAGAAATCAAAGTTTATGCAAAATTAGATGAAAACAATGTTATTATCTCTGTTAATTCTAGTATTTTCTTACAAGATACAACAGATTACATTGAAATTGCTAAAGGTTCAGGAGATAAATATGCTCATGCTCAAAGTAATTATTTAGAAAAAGGAGTTACAGATGAGCAAGGAAGATACAACTATAAATATTATAGAAAAAAAGTTGTTGAATTAACCGAAGAGGAAAAAGAAACATTATTTCCAGTTAAAGAATCTACAATTGAACCAACAGAGCAGGAAAAAATCAATGCTCAATTAATGTTAGAAATAGCAATGTTAAAGGCAGGTGTTTAATATGTCATATGCAGTTATCAAAGAATATTATGAAAAAGGTTTATTCAATGATACAAACTTAGATTTATTTGTTAAATGTGGTTGGATAACACAAAAAGAAGCAAATGAGATAAAGGGTGATTAAAAATGATAAGAGGTACAACACCAACATTAAGTTTTAAACTACCTTTTGAAATATCATTGCTAGAAGTGTTGTATATATCAATGTCACAAAATGGAAATGTTGTTATTGAAAAAGAAATTTCTGATTGCTCAATAGATGGTAATACATTAGCAATAAAGCTAACACAAGAAGATACATTAAAATTTTTATATGGGTCAAATGTTAAAATCCAAATAAGAGCAAAGACAAAAGAGGGAGAAGCAATCGCTTCAAACATAATAACAACATCAGTAGAGAATATATTAAAAAATGGAGTAATTTAAATGTTACATTTTAATGTTGTATTCACATCAAAAGATATGTCTTTCAATGTGGATATGAAGAATGAAAATAAATCATTTACTTTTGGTTTTGACAATATTCAAACAGTTACAAAAGAAGCAGAGTATGAATATTACGAAGAAAGCTATTCAGTTACACCAAAAGCAACATCACAAGTCTTAGAAACAAAAAGTAAGTTGATGAAAGATGATTTAACAATCAATAAAATTCCATTTTTTGAAACTAGCAATGAGCAAGGTGGAAATACAATTTATATAGGAGATGAAATATAGTTATGGCAACAAGTAATGTAAATAAGGTCATTTATGCTGGTCAAACATTGATTGATTTAACAAGTGATACAGTAACACCAGACAAAGTTTTATCAGCATATACATTCCATGATAAAAGTGGTGCAACACAAAGTGGGACATGTACCTATGATAGTGACACAAGTGACGCAACAGTTGCAGTAGCAGAAATTTTAGCTGATAAGACTGCATATGCACGTGGTTCAAAACTAAAAGGTACAATGAAGAACAATGGTGCTGTTGCTGGAGTAATTTCAACAAAAGATGGAGTCTACACAGTACCACAAGGATATCATGATGGATCAGGAACTGTTCAGATTGATTCAACAGAACAAGCTAAATTAATTTCAAGCAACATTCGTGATGGAGTTACAATCTTAGGTGTTTTAGGAACAATGAGTACAACAGAGGGTGCAATTCCTCAATCAAAAACTGTAACACCTAGTAAAACTGCTCAAACAGTATTGCCAGATGAGGGATATAACTATTTATCACAAGTTGTTGTTAACGCAATTCCATACGTAGAAAGTGCAAATAGTGCAGGCGGAACAACTGTAACAATTGGATAGTAGGTGATTGCACATGGCAGTCAACAAAGTCATTTACAGTGGGAAAACAATTATAGATATATCAGATAGTACAGTAACACCCAATTCATTAGATGAGGGTGTTATTGCCTATTCTAAAAGTGGTGAAAAAATTGTTGGAACAAGAAATAATAAGTTTTCTTTTTCAACAACGGAACAATGGACAGGTAACTATTGGATAGATGGTAAAAAGATATATTATAAAGCAATACAGTTAGATACAAGTGATATATTTAAATATCCATTTAGCTATCAAGTTACATATAAAAGTCATTTATTCATAGAATTTAATCCAACAAATTTAAAAGATGTCATTTTTGTTAGAGGAATGATAAATGATGATAATGAATACATTGACGTTAGTTATGTAAGAGGTCAAGGGTTCATGATTGATTTATTGAAAAAATCTGTTAATAGTGGATGGATATTTATTTGCTACACTAAAACAACTGATTAAAAAGGGGGATTTATTTATGGATTTTACAGTCATTACAGAACATTTTGAATTGGTAGTATTACTAGGTTGTTTGGTAGTTGGATATATTTTAAAGCATACTTTTGATAAAGTGCCTAATAAATATATTCCAACAATTCTAGCATGTTTAGGAGCAATTCTAAATGCTTGTTTAAGTGGTGTTTCTTTAGAAAATGTTATTTATGGAGCAACAATGGGATTAGCTTCTACAGGTATGCACCAAGCATTTACAAAATTTGTTGAAAACACAGAAGAATAAGAGGTGGTTGTATGGAATTTACAATCACATCATCTCAAATTTTAGGTTTATGTGGTTTTATAAGTGCTATTTGGGGTATTTATAAAATCGTTAAGGAAATCAAAAAACCTAATGATGATTTAAAAGAAAAAGTCGAAAGACATGACAGATTGCTTGAAAGTGATAATGAAAGATTAAAAGAAATGGAGCAATCAAATAAAATGATTCTTCAAAGTCTTTTAGTCTTAATTAATCATGACATCACAGGAAATGGTATTGAATCACTGAAAAAAACAAGAGATGAATTAAACGAATATTTAATTAATAAATAAGGAGATTATAAAAATGTTTAAATGTGAAAAAAAGAAAAAAGGTACTAAAAAGTAGTTAATTGATACTCTTTTAAAACATTAGAAAGGAGAAAATTATGGCTAGTTTTTTTAATTTGATATTAGATACTTTAGCACCTAGTGGATTGTTATTGAAAATCAATAATGGTTCACAATATACAACTAAAAATGATGTTACATTATCATTATCATTAGATGATACAGACACCACAGGATATCAAATGAAGATATGGGGTATTGATGGTGTATCTAGTGAAAGTGAAGCAAGTTGGGAAACATATTCAGCTTCAAAGGATGTAACGTTATCAAATGGTGATGGTCTTAAAACTATCTATGTAAAGGTTCGTGATGATGTATATAACGAATCATCAAGTGCTAGTGCTTCAATCACGCTAAATACTTCTGTCCCAGCTGTAACAATTACTGGTCCAGATGTATCTAAGATTTCAAAAGTATCTCCAAAGAATGTTGCTACATTCTCATTTGTGAGTGATGTTGATTTTATTGAATATAAAGTTAAGGTTGTTCCTTCAAATTCTTCGCTTCAAGATGCAGGAGTTCAAATTGGAACAAGTGGTGGGTCTACAAATATGAGTGGAACAGGAACATATAAAGCAAATACAGCTATTAGCTGTAAAATTTATGGTCAAGATTTGGAAACAGCTTCAAGTGGTGACGGAACAAAGATAATCAAAGTATTTGTTAAAAATAGTGCTGGAACATGGTCAGTTGCATAGTTAGGAGTGAATTGATATGGCTATTAAACAAGAAACAATAAGTGTTAATGGCTCAATGTCAAACATTTCAATATCAGGTAATAGTTCAAAAAGTGGGAGTATGTCATGGACTCTCCCAACTTTACCTGATAATGCAGAAATTATATCAACTTCATTAGTTGCTGATATGTCTTTGTCAATGATATTAGGTTCTGCTACATACACTATCAATGGTACTTCATACAGCTCATCATCTTCAATATCAATAGATTTAGGAACAAATCTAATTAATAATATTGATATTAGTGCTAAAGGTAATAGTCGTTGGAGTTGGGGAACATTAAGTGCTTCTAATATCGTATATACAATCACTTATCAATATATAGAAGCTGAAAAACCAACAATTACAATTACTAATGTAGATAAACAAAAAATAAGCGATGAATATGGATATGATGAATGTATATGTAAATTCATTAGTGATGTTGATTTAAGTGAATGGGAAGCAAGAGCTACTTATGGTAATGAAACAACAGGTCATGGAATTGGTTTGATAGTTGAAAGTGGTTCTAGTTTAACAGCAAATACAGAAGCAACAGTTAGTGTATTATATAAAGAATTAACTAATGGTGATGGAAATTATGTCATAAATATTTACGGAAAGTCAACGGACGGTATATGGTCAGATGATAGTTAGAAATTATGGCTGGTTTGAATTAGAGCTATACACACCAACTGATTACATACAAACGACAGAAGTAGAAGCTGTTATATGTAATAAAGATATAGAAGAAAATTGTATATATCCACATCATGAATCAATAAAATCTAATATTAATAATAAAATAGAAGAACAATCAACAATTATTAATAAAATTGAAGATACTTCTATAATTAATGTTAAAAAAGATTATTGTACTTCAATAAATAGTCATACTTATTACGATAGCATGATATGTGATAGTAATTTAAATATTGCTATATCAAAAGATGTTGAAATATCAAAAAAAATTGATAAAGAAGATGATATTGCCTTGAATTTTAAAAAAGAAATAGATATGAATGTGTTTATTTCAAAACAAAAAGAAATTATAGATGATATTGGTAAGCTAGACGATATTATGAATAGGGGTGGTAAGAAAAATGAAACCTAATATAAAAGATTTTGATATCGTAGAGGGGACTACTCACACAATTAAAATTAAATGTCTTGATGAGAATAAGCAAGACTTTGATTTAAATTGTTATAGAGCAATGTTCGTGATAGTTGATAGTGGAATAGAAGATAAAAAGCAAATAATTATTGAAAATAATACTATCAATGTCAAGATAGAACCAAAAGACACATTGAATAGAGAAAAATTAAATTATGAATGTAGAATATTCAATAACTCTAATGATGTATTTCATGTTGTATTTGGAAAGATAAATGTGATTAAGGCAGTTAAGCCAATTATTGAATATAGTTAATAAAGAGTGGTCAATGACTGCTCTTTTATTTTATAAAAAAGGAGATGTTATTATGAAAATTTTATTAATTTCAGGTCATGGTGCTGGTGATAGTGGAGCAATTGGAAATGGTTACAAAGAAGCAGATTTAACAGTAGAAGTGGTTAAGCTATTAAAACCTATGTTAGAAGCATATGGAGCAACTGTTAGTGTATATCCATATGAACGTAATGCTTATAAGGATATTACAAATGGTTGTTTGAAAGTAAACTTTGCAAATTATGACTATGTATTTGAGGTTCATTTTAATGCTGGTGGTGGTGTTGGAACTGAAATTTATGTAACATCAAAAGAAAAAGCTACATCAGTAGAACAAGAAGTCATGGACAAATTATCTAAATATTATAAGGTTCGAGGTGTAAAAGTTATGGACTTCTTAGTAATTAAAACTGCTAAAAACAAAGGTGTATCATCAGCATTATTAGAAACATGTTTTATTGATAGTTCAAGTGATGTTAAGACATATCAATCAAATAAAAATGCAATTGTACAAGCTATTGCTGATGGAATTGCAGAAGGATTTGGATTGAAGAAAGTTAAAATTGTTGCTGTTGGATCAACTGTAAAAGTTGCTTCTAATGCTGTTGTTGGTGGACTTGCTTCAAATAGAGGTCAAGCATGTTCAACTTATTTAAAGTCAAAAACATGGAAAGTTAGCAAAATCCAAACAAACAAAGGAGTACAAGAATCATTATTAGATGGTGCAAATACATGGGTAGCAATTAAATATCTTACTGTCGCTTAAAAATAAGCGTTCTAGGAGCTTTTTAAAGTAACATGAAGAAATACTCATAAACAACTTTAAAATATCACAGAAACGAAAATACAATCAAATAGACACACAATAACACTCTATCCTCATTGGATAGGGTGTTTTTTATTTTTATCGTTTACATAATTTTTAGAAGTTGCTATAATATAGTTGTGCTTTGAAAGAAGACGATTTTTTTCCTTATTTTTCTGTTTCTCAATCTCATATTTAATTTCTAGAACTCAATCTTTAATCTCATGAAAAGGTCGCATATGGCGACTCTTTTTTTTGCATTTTTTTACAATTTTTTACTGTAAATTATTGGCGATAAACCCATATGGGTATATAATATGGGTGTAAAAAGAAAGAGATAGAGAGGTAAAGAAAGATGAAAGAATTAAATATTACAAAGGAAGAATGGGAAAGATTTATTAAAGAAAATGGTTATGATGAAGAAGAAATTGATTTGGATGAAGAATATGGATATATCCATCATGATTATGATAATGATATCTATTGGAGAAATGGTATTTTTTAAAAAATCAATTAACAAAGTGAAGCGATAACACTTTCAACACTATCAAAAAGATAAAGGAGAGAAAGAAAATGAAAGAATTAGAGAGAAAATATGTTGAGTGGTTAGAAGTATGTGATGATTTAGAGCAAGATACAGATTGTGGTATCCCTGCAAATAGAGAAGATTTCTCTAACTTTGCAGATTTAGAAGAGGAAATTTCTTTTGAAGAAATGTTAGAGCTAGAAAGAAGTTATAGACAAGGAGATAAGAAAATGGAAATTACATATGATAGAAGAAATATTGATGTGAAAATGGAAGAATCAATCAAAAACAATATATACAAACCATTGTTACAAATAGAAGTAGAATTCAATAAAAGTAATCCATTATCAGTTAATGAAATTATTGATTTATTAAGAAAAGAAGATGACTCATATCTTCTTTTAGATGATTATGAAATGATGGAATTGGTAAATAGCCAATATTTATCAGTTTGTGCAGATGGAATAATCGTTTGGGGAGATTGTTAAAAATGAACACAAATGAATTAAGAATACAAATAAAAGAGTATGATGATAGAATAAAAAAAATTAAAGATAAGCTATATGACATAGCTAGAAATAATTCACCTCATGATATGCCAAAAGAATATTATGAGGTAAAAAAAGAACAACAAAATCTTGAAAGTGAAAGAAGTATTATGATTGATGAATTAGTAAAAATAAATAAAACTAATTCTAAAGAACCAAAAAAATTTGTAAATTCATATGGTGAAGCAACAAAAAGATATATTACTTCAACAACATATGAAAAATCATTAAAAAGAAAATATAAAGATATATTGAGATACATGGGGGAGTAGATATAAAATGAAATTTAAAACACTCATATATGAAAAATATCATACAAATTTCAATGCATTAAGCGTTAAAAGTGGTGTTCCTGTCACAACATTAAGAAACATCAATGAGCGTGACAGCTTCTTCAATACTAAAATATCAATTATATTGAAGATTGCTTATGCATTAGGTGTAAGTGTTGATGATATGATATATGAAATGAAAAAAGACTAGAGTTTATCTAGTCTTTTTATTTGTGCTATCATTGATATGCACATGAATGTGAGTATCAATGAATACCCATTATTTTAAATGAATATCCAATGACACATCTTTTCCATTCTTTTCATAGTAAATCACATCAATTATTTTCTTTAAAAATGTATTCTTTGTTTTAGCTGATATACTATCATCATTGAGCATGTCTATAGCCTGATGGAGTGAAACAATTTTATCTTTCATATCTTGTGTTGATGTTGTTTCAGATTCAGCTTTTTTTATTGCATTTTCTAGTGTAGTCTTTTCTTCTTCAATCTTGTTTTTTCTTTTGATAAACATTTCAGTTGTATAAACCCCACTTTCAAGATAGTCACATATTTTTTCTTCTTTCTTCAATACTTCATCATATTGTTTTTTTAGCGTTTTTAATAGGTTATCACGCTTGTTTTTATCTTCACTATTATTTATATCAACTTTTATAGAAAAGTCTTCTAAAGCTAATTTTAATTGCTCTATGATAGCGTTATTCACTTCATCATAGTTATTTGAACGATTTGAACAATGTGACATAGCAGTACATTTTACTCTTGCTTTTCTATATACAACACCATCTTTATGTCTATATGTTTGAAGTTTTATAGCTTTTCCACATTTTCCACATTTTATTAACCCACTGTATATAAATTTTAATTCATATTTAGTGTTTTCTTTTGATGTTAAACCTCTTCTTTCTTGCACTTTTTTAAATGTTTCATCATCAATAATTGATGGGTGCTTTCCTTCATAGACTTCATAATTTTCATTTGGTACTCTTTTAGTAACAACTTTTCCATTTTCTATGACTTTAATTGAATGTGTATATTTCCATTTTATTTTTCCAACATACACAACATTATCAAGAATCTTCCTGACTGTAATTTCAGTCCAATATTTTGCTCTTTTAGGCTTTACTCCTAATTCATTTAATTTATGTTCAATCAATGTACAGCCATAGCCTTCAAGATACATGTCATATATCATTCTCACATAATATGCTTCATATTCGTTAATTTTCAATGTCCAGTCTTTTCCTATCTTTACTCTATCATATCCAAAAGGAGCTTGTGAATTTATAAAATTACCTCTTTTAACACTTGCATTTCTACCTCTTGCAAGAATTTCTTTTGTATAGTCTAAATAATCAGATCCTTTTGAAAGTTCCATCTCAAAAAATTTTCTATCATATTTATTTTCTAGATTGAATGTTATTTGTGGAGTTATGACAAGAGTATTTGTGTACATTAAAGAATGAAGAGTGATTCCACATTCAAGCATATCACCTCTTGTCAATCTTTGTACATCAATAACTAATACACCTTTTATATTTGGTTCTTGCTCTAGCCTTTTAAATAGTTCCTTTATCATTGGTCTATCTTCTATTGTTTCACCAGATACAACCTCTCTGTATATGTCTTTATCTGGTATTCTATATCCAAAGTTTTTTAAAGCATATTCTTGTAATATGCTTTCATGCTTTGATAGTACCTCTTCTATTGTTTCATTTGGATCATCTTGTCTTGATTTTCTTAAATACATCAAATATTCACTAATGCTTATCATACGTGCAAACTTACTCATTACTTACCACCACCTTCTTTTCTTTTACTAACAATGTATTTAGCATAATTAACTAGTTCTTGAAATTCATATTCATTAAAATTCAATTCACCAACAGCTTCATACCATTTTCGTGTAGCTTTATCAAATTTAGGTGGGAGTTCAATATCATCATATTTTTGTTCTTCCTCTTCATCCCATCCAGTAAGATATGAAGTTGAAACATTAAGAACATTTGCAAATTCTTTAATTTTATCAATGTCTAGAGTAGATATTTCACCTTTTTCATAACGTGATATTGTACTTTCATGAAGATTAACTTTTTTACCTAATTCTTTCATAGTCATCTTTTGTTTTTTTCTAGCACTTCTTATCCTTCCACCTACTTTGACATTAAATGTATTTTTCATTTTTTACACCTCTTTCAATTCAATTTTACAATATATTTGTATGTCATGCAATTAAATATAAATATTTTTACAAAAAACTTGCATAAAATAGTTGAAATGTTGTTAAAATTTAGTATAATAATAGTGTACTTGCATAATGTGCAAGAAACGAAAGAGGGGTGAGAGTTATGAATAGCAAAAGATTAAAAGGCAAATTGATTGAAAAAGAAATGTCCTATAATGATTGTGCTATTAAATTGGGTATTTCAATTACATCTTTTTGTAGTAAAATCAATGAAAAAACTGCTTTTAAATTAGTAGAAGCAGAAAAGTTAGGTGAAATATTAAACCTAACAGATCAAGAAAAAGTTGATATTTTTTTAAGCTAAAACTTGCATAACGTACAAGTTATATTAATGAAAGGGGCAAAAGTGATAACTGTTAAGGTAAAAAAGGGCAATGCAGACATTAAAAAAGCATTGCAGGAATTTATTAAACAAGTTGAAAAAGAAAAAAGATACTATTTCTAGTACCTAATGAAAATCGGCTTCCAAAATGATTTTCAATGGAATTATAGCACATGAAAGGAACATAGACAAATGAATAAAATAATTGATGGTAAAAAAGAAATCACTATTAAAAAAGAAGATTTCGTGAAATTAGGATCAGATTCAGCAAGCTTTTATTTGAAAAAATTAATAGAAAATAGTGGTAATTCATTTTGTGTAAATGAAACATATGATTTAGTAAATCATATATCAATGGTTCTTGCATTAATGACAACTCAATTATTTGATATTGATGATTAAGGAGAAAATATATGAAAAGATTAAGTGATAGAGGATATTTATCAATTATTGTGATGGCTGTTTTAGTTATTGGAGTTGTTGGAATTATTTTAATAAATCACATTCAAGACGTGCAAAGTCAACAATGGCAAGAAGAGGTTGGTATAAATGTCGAATGTGAATAATGATTTAGAATATGCAATTGATGATTGCTATACATATATAACACTTGCAATAGATTCAATTAAAGAATTTAGAGAATTACATGATTTAAAATATGATTTACAAACAATGTTAGAAGTTACAAGAGATAAAAAAAGAGAGGTAACAGTAAATGAATGATATTAAATTTGAAGATATTCAAAAAGCAAATGAAGCAATAAAAACAACAGATATTAAAGGTAAAAATTATGCAGAAGTAAACCAACGTATAAAAGCATTTAGAATGTTATTCCCTTTAGGAACAATTCAAACAGATATTGTATCACTTGAAAATGGTGTTGTAACAATGAAATCACAAATTTTAGATGATAGTGGGCATATTTTAGGAACTGGATATGCACAGGAAAAAGAAAGCTCTACTTTCATTAATAAAACATCATTTATTGAAAATTGTGAAACAAGTGCAGTAGGAAGAGCATTAGGTATGTGTGGATTTGGAATTGATACAAGTGTTGCAAGTTATGAAGAAGTTGCAAATGCTATTGAAAACCAAAATAATCCTACACAACAAAATCAAAAACAAAAATCAAAAAAAATTGATGGTGATAAAGAACCATTAGTAAAAGAAATCATGGACTTTTATGGATCACATAAACAGTTTGGACAAGTCATTAAATCATGGACAAATGCTAAAAATGTTCAATACGTAAGTGATTTAAGTGTTGATGATTTAAAAGAATTGGTTAATTTAGCTAGAAGTAGTGCAAATTCATTTTAAAAGAAAAAGAGGTAAACAAATATGAAAAGAAACGAAATAATTAATGAAATTTTAAGTTTATATGATGAAAACGAAAAACTTAAATTAGAATTAGAAAAACGTGCAGGATTTAGAGATATGATTGTTCCTAAAATCAATGAATTTGAAAACATTGATAAAGAAATGATTGAGTTAGCTAAAAAGACAGTATTAAAAAATACATTTTATTATTATGATTGGAAAATTGTTGAATGTTGGGAAGATGAAGATTCCGAACAAATATTATTTACTTCTTATGATAAATGGTTAAAAGAAAAAATCAATATTTCTCATATTCCGGATTTTATGTCAAAGAATGAATTTATTAAATATTTCAAAAAAGAAATAGATGAATTATATGAGTTAGAAAAAGAAAAAGCGTTAAAAAAATTTAAAGAAAATGAGGAAAATTAAATATGAATAAATTAACAGTAAAAGAATTTAATGAGCAAGTTGAATCATTAACAATTAACAATGATGAACAGTTAGAAAATGCAAATTTCCTAGCAAAAGAATGTAATAGATTAATTAAAGAAGTGAAATCAAATCATAAAGATGAAATTGCTAAATATCATGAATTGCATAAAGAAGCAAAAGCAAAGGAAAAGGAAGAATTAAAGCCTTTAGAAAATGCTAAAGTAATTCTTAAAAATGCTATTGGTAAATACATGAAAGAAGTTGAGCAAAGACAATTAGAGTTGTCAAAACAACAAGAAGAAGAACAAGAATTGTTTGGTGAGATTATTACAAAAGAAAGTAAACCGGACTTACAAGGTACGCATGTTAGAAAAACATGGAAAGCAAGAGTTATAGATGAATCAAAAGTACCTGTCATGTATGGAAATCATGTTATTAGAACTATTGATATGTCAAAGTTAAATGATATTGCAAAGTATACACAAGGACAAGCAGTTATTGATGGTGTTGAATTTTATCAAGATGAAAGTGTGATTATTAGATAATGGCACTTCTTAAAAAGAAAAATGGTGTTTATGTTGTAGAGCAATATAAACCATCACAAATAAATGATATGTACTTAGATTGTGACGAAAATAATGCTTTAGAGGTTGATATAAAGTTATTAGATAAAAGACACATTACAGACCAACAAAGAAAGTTTATCTTTGCATTGTGTAATGAAATATCATTTAACACAGGAGAAGATAAAGAGTATATACGTTTATTAATGCAACAATACAATGCAAACATTAGAGGTATTGAAGTAGAAAGCATGGCAACATGTGATATGACATATGCAAACGGTTTGATTGATACAATTATAGGGTTTTGTATAGACCATGATATTCCTATTGATGGTGATGTTATCAAAGACAATAAATATAACTTCAATGAAAAACAAGTCTATATGATGTGTTTAAAACGTATATGTGTTGTTTGTGGAGCACGTGCAGATATCCATCATGTTGACCATGTTGGGCGTGGTAATAATCGTAATAAAATATCACACATAGGAAAAAGAGTTCTTCCTTTATGCAGAGTACATCATGCAGAGGTACATGGATTTAATATGAGTGAAGAAAAATTTATAACAAAATATCACTTAACACCAACAGTTGTAGATGAAAAATTAGAGTATTTTATCAAGAAAGGGAAGGTTAAGGTATTTAAAGATGATGAATGAAACAAAAACTAGATTAGGATTAAAATTATTAGAGGTATTTTGTTTTTCTTATGAAATATCAAATTCAACTGAACATGATGTGTTTTTTAGTTATTCACCACATGTTGATAATTTTAGTTTAAGTATTTATGAAAATGGTTGGGAATATGAAAAAGAATCATCATTTAAAATTATAAGTGAAGAAATTAATGATAGAAATTTAGATAAAGCATTAAATGTCTTAGAAGAATATTATGAAAAATATTGTCAAGAGGTTAAAGAATGAAGTTTATAGTATATGGTGAGCCAGTCGCAAAAGGAAGACCAAGATTCACAAGAAATGGTAGAGCATATACACCACAGAAAACAACAAGCTATGAAAATTTAGTTAAGCTATCATATCAAATGTCAGAAGATACAAAATTTATTGATGGAGAGGTTAAAGCAAATATAAAAGCTTTCTTCTCTATTCCTAAGAGCACATCAAAGAAAAAAGAAAAGTTAATGTTGAGTCGTGAAATAAGACCAACAAAGAAGCCTGATTTAGACAATATTGCAAAATCAATATTAGATTCATTGAATGGTATTGCATATAAAGATGATAGCTATGTTGTAAGTTTAAATATTGAAAAATATTATTCTCATAATCCAAGAGTTGAAGTTGAATTAAAGGGGAGTGATGAAGAATGACAATGTATGATAGAATCGTTAAACATATGATGAAATATGGAACGATAACAAGCATTGAAGCCATTGAAAAATATGGCTGTACACGTATTAGTCATTATATCTATCTCATGAGAAAGAATGGATATAATGTGACAAGTGAAGTAAAAAAAGGGACTAACAGATACGGTCAAAAATCACATTATTCATTATATAAGTTGGTGAACAGTAATGGGTGATAATAAAAAATATTATTGGTTGAAATTGATGAATGATTTTTTCACTCAGCCAAGAATAAAAAAGCTTAGAAAAATAGCTGGTGGTGATACCTACACTATAATCTATCTTAAACTTCAACTTCTTAGCTTAAAAAATGATGGTGTACTTATATTTGAAGGAATTGAAGATAATGTTATTGAAGAATTAGCACTTACAATAGATGAAGATGTTGAAAATGTTCAAGTTACATTTCAATATTTATTAAAGCAAGGATTAATTGAGCCAATGGCAAATGATAGCTATTTAATGACAGAAACTCAATACCTAATAGGAAGTGAAACAGCCAGTGCTGAACGTGTTAGAAAGCATAGAAAAAGTAAAAAAGCGTTACAATGTAACAATGAAGTAACGCAAGTGAAACAACTTGTAACAAATTGTAACACAGAGATAGAGTTAGAGAAAGAGATAGAGAAAGATAAAGAGATAGATATAGAGAAAGAGAAGATAAAGAATATATGTAATGTTTCAGAAACTGAACCATTACCACCACATGTTATCACACTCACTCTTAATACAAAAGAAGAATATCCTATTTATCAATCTGATATTGATGATTGGAAAGATATATATCCAAACGTTGATGTATTGCAGGAATTAAGAAAAATGAAAGGATGGTTAAATGCTAATCCAAGTAGAAGAAAAACAAAAAAAGGAATTGCAAGATTTATTAATAACTGGTTAGCAAAGGAGCAGGACAAGCCACATTATAATCAACCAGCTTTACATAATGTTGATGATGAAGAAGAAAAAGAAGAAGAGCCTAAAAAAACAATGATGAGTGATGAAGAATTGAAATTACTGTTAGATCAAGTTAAGGATGGAGTGTTTTAAATATGAAAGATTGGACTGGTAATAAAAGCACAGCATTTGTGACATTAGGTGCTAGCAATCATTCTAAAGACGAAAGACAAAATGAAGATTACTATGCAACTGATCCACATGCAGTTGAAAAACTGTTAGAAGTTGAAACATTTAATAAAAATATATGGGAGTGTGCAGTAGGTGGTGGGCACATTGCAAATGTACTTATTAAAAATTTATATAATGTGAAAGCTAGTGATATTGTTGATAGATGTTTTCCAAACACTGAAATTATAGATTTTCTAAAGTTGGGTGGTTTTTCCGATAATATAACAAATTTTGATGGTGATATTATCACTAATCCACCATATAAATACGCTAAAGAGTTTGTTGAAAAATCATTAGAAATTATAAATGATGGAAACAAAGTTGCAATGCTATTAAAAATACAATTTTTAGAAAGTGAAAAAAGAAAAGAACTTTTTGAAAAATATCCACCTAAAAAAATCTATGTATTTAGAAATAGAATAGATTGCTGGAAGAATGGTGAAAAACCAAAAAAACAATCAAAGGCTGTATGCTATGCATGGTACATATGGAAAAAAGGATATAAAGGAGAAACAATATTACGTTGGATATAGGAGAGTATAAAAATGACAAATGAAGAATTTTATGAAAAAGAAATAGAATATGTTAAAAGAATTTCAAATGATGATTGTGCATATGTAATTATTGCAAAATTATTAGGTAAAGTAGACATTGATTGCAATTATTTTAAAGAATGTAAATACTGCTATGAAGCTTGTAAAACATGGCTACACCAAGAGCATAAAGAAGAAGAACAAGAAAGACAGGATTCAGTTATTGAACATCTTCTAAAAACATATGGAAATACAACATATGTTGAAAGTGGATTTCATTTAAATGAATATTATATAACATTAACTATTCATAATGTTAATAAAGAAGATTCTATTGATCCTAATCATAATGGATTATTAAGTCCATATCAAAAGACTAAAATCAAATTAACATTACATGAAAAATGTATTCTTGAAACAATTAATAAAAAATATAAATGGATTACAAGAGATGAAGATGATGATTTATATATTTACACGCATCAGCCAATTAAAAAAGAAATAGATTGGGAAAATAGTATGACAAAAGCTTCAGAATGTTGTTCATTGACTATTTTTAATGATTTATTTAATTTCATCAAATGGGAAGACGAAGAACCATATTTGATTGAAGATATTCTTAGAAATTGTGAGGTTGTGGAAAATGTGGATTAGAAGCCAAGACAAAGAAATGTTGATTGAGGTTAAAAGTCTCAAAATCGTTAATAGACTATGCGATTCTAAAGGTATCGTTGGAGAGGAGTATCATGTATATGAAGATGGACTTTACAATTTAGGATGTTATTCAACTAAAGAAAAAGCATTGGAAGTATTAGATATGATACAAAAACATTTAACTGGATTTCTAGTTAGCGGTTGTTCTAGAATTGTTCATGATTGCCCAATTGCAGGAATTGAATTTCATTGTGTTTTTGAAATGCCACAAGATGAAGAGGTTTGACGATGTAATGCCAAGACAAAAAAATATGAAAGATAAGCATAGAACTGTGTTCGCTGCTTATGACAAAGATGAAACGTGCGTATGTGTTGGATACATCGAAGATTTGATGAAATTCATTGGATGCAATGCAAACAAAATATATTGCGCTGTATGTAGGAATTCACGCGTTCAGGGAAAATATTATATTTACATCATTGAAGAAGGAAGGAAACGCAAGGAAAGGAAAGAATATAAAGATGAATAAATATCAAGAAGCAAAAGCATGGATAGATAAAATAAACGATCATGCAGAATGGACTAGATGTGATATTGAAGAACCTGCATTAAGTCAATTAAAAGAATTAGTTAAACGTGCTACACCTAAAAAACCTATTGATCGTACTAAATACGAAGAACATTCTAATGATTTTTTTGAAAATTACGGTGGAACTTTAAAAGATATTAGATGTCCTAATTGTAATAAAAAAGTTAGGCTAGTTCACAAATATAAATATTGTGCTAAATGTGGTCAAGCATTGGATTGGAGTGATGAAGAATGAAAGCAAAAGAAATGTTTGAGCAGTTAGGATATATGCTTGATTGTAACGAAGAAGAAGGCGTAATTACTTATTCAAGAGATATTTTAGATAAAAAAACTTTTGGATATATAGATAGCAAAATGATTACATTTGATAACTATAATGTTTATTTTACAAATGTTGATTGCATAACAATTGAAGAACTAAAAGCAATTAATAAACAGCTTTATGAATTGGGGTGGTTAGATGATTGATGAAAATAAATTGGTTTATGACATTGTAAATGATTTTCCAAAAGAAACTCTTAGTAAAAATGACGAAATGTTAATATGTGACATTTTATATACAATTGATGAACAACCAAAAATAGAAAATACAGAAAATTTTAATCACTTTAAATTATTTAGTGATAGTACGTTAAAAAGTATGACAAAAGATGAATTAATAGAATATATTCATGATATTTATCATAATTGGAAATCTTGTGATTATGTTTATAACAATGCTATTGATGAAAATTATCGTCTTTATAATCAGTTAGTCGAACTTAGTCGAGTTCTTAAGTCGAAAGATGAATACATAACTGAACTTAGAAATTATATTACTCAAATCGAAAGAGAATTTAAAGATAATCCACCATTGAAGTTTGAAGAACTCAAAGAAAATATGGTTGTGTGGGATAACAAAAGAAAAATGTTTATAAAGATATTTGATACAGCAACATTAGAAGAAAATTGTTTCTCGTTTGAAGTTTTTGGGTGGGAAGTGCCTATATATGATGAGCAATTTGAAGAAAACCGTTTCTATAGAAGAGAGGTTAAAAAATGAAAGTAGCAAGATTAAACATTATCTTTATAAAGCATAAAATGATTGATTTAGGAATAAACCGTCAAAAAGATTTAGCTAAAATTCTTGGACTACCTAGTTCAACTGTAAATGAATGGTTCAGACCTATTAAATCAAGAAAAACAAGAATTCCAAATGCAGAAACATTAGCAATAATGATTGAACTATTTAATTGTGATTTTAATCAATTATTAGAAATAGTTGAGGTGAAAGAATGATAGATAAGATGTATTTTTATAAAGATTGTAAATATTGCAAGCATTGTAGAAAAGTTAAAAGTACTTATTATTGCTCACATTTACACAAAAAGATAAAACATAAAGATTTTGGAAGAAAATGCGATTTAGAAGCAATCCCATTAAAGGAAGTGAAATAATATGATGTTTGAGATTATTTATAATGACTATGGCAAGCCAATTAGAATACAAGAACAACAACCATATAAATTTAATGATTTAAAAGTAGGTATGACAGTTTATTATACGAAATTTAAAAGGAATTTAAAGATAATTAATATTTATGATGATTGCAAAAGAATATATTTTGAAAATCTTTATGGTTATGTTAAATATGAAGAAAATTGTTTCTATCCTATATAGATAAAGAAGGTGAAAGAATGAGTAAAATATTTAAGCAAAGTTGTTTAGAATGTAAACACTGTATTAAGTGTCATCAACCATCAAGTAATGAATATTATGGTTTTTTATGTTACAAAAAGAATTTTAATTTTGATTATAATATAAAAGCTGTTTTAAAAGGTGCTGTTTGTGGTTTTTATAAAGAAAAAGAAGTGATAAATGATGAGCAAATTAAGTAATCAAATTCAAATTGTTGATGATTATTTATATGAGAATTATAAAACACCTACACTAAAACAATTTAAAGAGCATGGTGGTGATATAACTTATATAAAAAGAAAGTATGGTAATTATATAAACTTTTTATTAGAAAATGGATATGATAGACCATCTAAAGCTAAAATTGTACAAGTATATAATAAAGCAAATTGTTTATTATGTGAGGGTACAACAAGACATATTGCAGATGTTTATAATGTTAATGTTTCTGTTGTAAGGAAATCGTGCAATGGAAAAGTAAAATTTCTAAAAGGAATGTATAAATGTAAATATAAGGAGTGATAAATGTGTATTTGCATGATATGAGCAAAGAAGAATTGATAGAATATATTGAAAAAATTCAAAAAATTCAATTAACTAAAGATGAAATATGTTTGATAAAAAGTCTTATCAAGAAGACAATATTTTTTGCAGAAGATGATGGAAACATAATCATTGATAAGTTAAATGGAATGGAAGAGATGTTGAATGATAAAAGCAGGTAAAGGTTATAAAACTTATGAACAGCTTGAAAAAGAATGGCTTGATTTAAGAGAAAAAAATAAAGATTATAAACAACAGATTATAGATTTAAATAGAAAGATAAAAGAATATGAAAAAATGTTGCAAGGGAAAAGCACAGTGTTTAATGACAATGAAGCTAGAAAATATCGTGCAATGTGTTTGCAATATTCACAGGAAAATAAAAAATTAAAAGAAAGGTGTGTAAAACTAGAAAAAGATTGCAGAGAAAAGCAAGAAAAGATAAATAATCTAAGTTTTGCACATAAGGTATTGGATAAATGATAAATTTTATATTTGGTGTTTTAGTTGGTGGGATTTTCGGAGTTGTATTGATGTGTCTTGTGATAGGTGGTGATGATAAATGATAAATAAAGTTATATTGATTGGAAGAATGACTAAAGATTGTGAATTGAGAGTTACACCAAGTAGGACATCAGTTGCTACATTCATATTAGCAGTAAACAGATCATTTCAAAGTGGAGATGGACAAGAAGCAGATTTCATTAATTGTGTTGCATGGGGTAAATTAGGAGAAAATTTAAATGAATATACTTCTAAAGGTTCACTTATTGCAATTGAAGGAAGAATAAATACAAGAAGTTATGAGAATACACAAGGTCAAAAAATATATGTTACAGAAGTTATTTGTAATTCTATTGAATACCTAGATACAAGGAAGAAAGAAGAACATAAAGAAGTAAATCAAAATGATTTTTATAATCAAACTAAAGATAATGATTTTAAAGATTTTGACATAATGGAAGAAGATATTCAATTTTAAGGGGGTCATATAGATGAACAATCACTTCATGGAATACAATGATATTTTGAACAAAATAAATGAGGTGCAAGCAAAGATAACTGTATTAAAGGAAAACATATATTCTGTAAAAGGTATAAGCTATGATGATATACCAAAAGGAACAAATGGAAATGCAGATATTATATTTTTCTTAATTGAAATTGAAGAATCAGAAAAAGAGCTTGAAGAATTGAAAGAGAAAAAGAATATTATAAAAAGTAAACATGAAAAAGAGATTGAGAAAGTTAACAATGATAAATATAGGAGCATTTTAAGAATGTATTATCTTAACAAATTTAACATCATTAAAATAGCTGAATTAATGGGAATATCAGAAAGCTATGCTAGAAATTTAAAGAAAAAGGCTATCAGTCAATTCATGATAGAAAATAGTATAAAATAGTAGAAAAAAATAGGTTAATGCATGGTACATAAATGATATAATATAAGTGTAAATTAATGGATAAAAAGATATATATTTTTATTGACCTCCTGAATATTAGATGATTTCAAGTAAAGCGTATCATTGTTTGATGATACGTTTTTACTTTGTAAGGTGAAAGCATGGAAATAGTTAAACTTAAATTAAAAGATTTAAAATTATATAAGAAAAATGCAAAGTTACACCCACAAGAACAAATAGAACAGATTAAAAATTCTATTAATGAATTTGGATTCAATGATCCTATAGCAATATGGGGAAAAGATAACATCATTGTAGAGGGACATGGAAGATATGAAGCATTAAAACAATTAGGATATAAAGAAGTTGATTGTATAAGGCTAGACCATATGACAGATGAAGAAAGAAAAGCATATACACTAGCACATAACCAATTAACAATGAACAGTGGTTTTAACATGGATATTCTCAATGAAGAATTAAATGACATCATGAATATTGACATGGAGCAATTTGGATTTGAATTTGATTTCTTTGATGAAGAATATGAAAAACAGGTCAATGCAGAGGAAACACAAAGACGTGTTGAAAACATTCTTAATTTAGAGTATTCACAATTTAATGGTGATGGTAAATATGACATTCCAATTTTAGAACCAGTATATGAATTACCAGAGATTAAAGAATGGATAGGATTTAATTACGTATTGAGTGATAGCAATCCAGAGGGGAAAGCAGTTCATTTCTTTATTGACGATTATCAATTTGAACGTGTGTGGAATAATCCAGATAGATATGTTGAAAAGTTGAAGCAATATGTATGTGTTGCAACACCAGACTTTTCACCTTATGGAGATATGCCACTTGCTACACAGATTTTTAACATTTATAGGAAGAATTGGGTAGGAGCATATTTACAAAGTAAAGGTGTAACAGTTATTCCAACGATAAGAGCAAGTACAGATGAAAGAAGTCTTGACTTTTATTTAGATGGTATGCCTAAAAATTCAATAGTATTGATAAGTAACATGTGGACAAGTGATAAGGAATCAAAAGAATATTTTAAAAGGGAATATGAAACAATGGTTAATACATTAAATCCAAGTAAGATATTTATGTATGGGAAAGAAATGGATTTAAAAGAAAACATTGAATATATAAAAACATTCACAGATAAAAGGTGGGATAGATAATGGCGAAAGGAACTAGAGGTGGAAGAAGAAATTTAAATGCTAATGGTGGAACAATAACATTTTCTACTTTGACAGACGCAGAAGCACAACAAATAAGAGATGATGTTGACAGCCAATACACACCATCAGTTAGGGACGCTATTAAACAGTACATTTCAAATACAAATGCAGGGCAAGGATATTCTAAATCACAGTGGTTAAATTATAAATTAGAAAATGGTCAAAGCCTAAATGCAAATGAAAAATATATGGATAAGTATTTACAACAAGGTATGCATGATATAGGGAAAGATACAATATTAACTAGAGCATGTCATCAAGATGTAAT